TTATCATTGTTCGTATTTCTGATTTTTTCATTTGTTTGCCTTCCTTAATGGTTTCTCATTTGCCATTGTTTCATAATTTGGGACCAATTTTTAATTTCATTTTTTTTGCCATTTTTTTTACATCATTCATCGTTCTATCTGATGACATTACTGGCATACCTTTGTGAATTAAAGTAAAGCCATTTGATGTTTTTGATACATAAGTGTCTGGCTCTTCTCTTAATTTCTTAACTTCTTCTCTTATCATTGTTCTAACTTCTGATTTTTTCATTTTTATATTTTCCCTATTGTATTCTTTTTAAACTGCCATTTTGGTTTACGAGTAATGCAAAAAATTGAATTGGTGGAATTTTTTCGTCCCCAACAATCTTATATCTTTTTTTTACTTTATTGACTATTGCTTTTGGTACATTGTTACTATAATCGATAAACATATTTATGTTTCCCATATCATCATCAAGCATTCTAACACGTCTATATAGCCCAGTTGTTAAATACTGAGTTATGATTTTCTTCTTTGCGCTCGCAACCGTTCCAGTTGCAAGGTTGCCCGCCAATTGCACGTCTATTTTGTCAATCGGTATCCCATATTGTCTAAACGTACTAATAAAAATATCTGGATTATCAAACTCAGCACGTGCTGTTAAAAATACAATTTTAGAATCACCATTACCAATTCTTTTAAACATTTGCTTAACTCTTTTAATAACTGGCATTATAGGAATTGCAGTATTCTTAAATAATTTCGCATCTCTAAACTCACTATAGCCATAACGATATCCTTTTTTTAACTTAAAGGTATTATACTCTTGATTATTAAGTTTCTTAACTATTTTCCCAGTATCATCATCCACCACATCTATTTTTGCTTTGGTATGAAATGTTGTTTCGTCAATATCTACGAAAGTAATTCCAGCACCATAGTCACTTTGCAATTCTGTTAAAAGTTTAATAAAACTAAACATATTATTTTTTATTTTTCTTAAAAGTTACATCGTATATGTTTGAGCCTGACCTTGTTTCTTCTTTTAATTTTTTTAATTGTTCAAAGACTGCCTTTGCTCATTTTTTATATGCTTCAATTGCTTTTTTGTGAGCCTGTTTGTAATCCATTTCATCATCTTCGCTATAATAGAATTCCATATTTGCTGTAATGTCATTAATAGCACTTCTTACTTTATCTCTAATGCCATATTTCAAACCGTAGTCCATACCTTCTTTAATCATCTCTTCTTTTATCATTGTTCGTATTTCTGATTTTTTCATCTGTATGTCTCCTATTACATTCAAGCTTTTCTTTTTTTAAATAAATCAAACATAATTAAAGCCATTTCTGTCCTAATTAATTCTTTAATTTTCCTATAATCTTCTGGTTCAAATTCTTCATTAAGACTAGCACCTTTTGCGGCTTCTCACCCAAAAATCTTACATCATTTGCGAATATCTTTTAAGCGCTTTGAATTTGGACCTTTGGTTGAAAATGCATATGGAGTTTCATATCCAGCAATATCTCCTGTTGTACTAACTTCTCTTAAAAAACTTTTCATTATATCACCTTTATTTCATTTATTTCTGATTTCTTCATAATTATGGTCTCAAAAGGGATTTTGCTCTTTGTAATGCTTTAATTGCGGCTTTCATTTTAGATATCAATTCTTTGTAATTTTTATTGCTTTTATCTATGCCAGCATGAGAATCAATTGTTCCAATTTTCTTGATAATGTCCGAAATATATTGGCCGCCTTTATTGGCTTTCATTTGTGGAGATTTCTCTTGCATTACTTTTGCTAACTCTTCCTGTATCATTTGCCTAATTTCTGATTTCTTCATAATTATATTCCTAACCTTTCAGCCTTATGTTTGTCTCAAACTACTTCTGATTTATTCCCTTTTCTTGTTAATGCTCATGGAGACTTATCACCAAAAATTTCTGTGTGTAATTTGATTCTAATATCGTCAGCCTTTTCAAATGCGGCTCTTACTTTTTTTCCCCCGGCGCCAATATATACGTTATTCATTGCCATGTACCAGTCACTCATTGCTTCGGCTTCATCTTGAGTAGGATATTTTTGAGCTTCGTTTAGTTTTGCTAACTCTTCCTGTATCATTTGCCTAATTTCTAATTTTTTCATAATTTACTCACCATCCTCATTTAGCGTCTGGGAAATTTCACTTTCCAATTCGTATAACTTCATCAAATTTGTAATTTGAGAATCTTTAACTCTGTTACCTTTCTTGAGACTTTCTGTATGTTTCAAAAGCTCTGTAAGTTTAATTTTAATAATTTCAGATTCAATTTTAGGAATGTAGCTTGTTAAAAGTTTTGATACTCTTGGAACTTCACTACCAACATACTCTTTTAGTGCGGTCACATTTGACATACTATCAATATATTTTTTTAACAAACAACGTTGGTTATCACTAAGGGAACTATACTTTTGATTGAACTTTTCAATTAACATATTGTAAGCAACAACTCTTATTTCTTTAGCTTGTTGTTTGTACTTTTCAACAATTAAATCGATTTTTGTTTTGTCTATCTTTTGAATTGGATTAGTAATATGCTCAATGATTGTATATTTAGTTTGAACGATTGCAGTTGGGTTGTAATTTTGAGTTGGATGTAATTCAGCTTCAAATAATCTATATATTGACGCCAATATTTTATAATTTCCAACTTTCGAGTTAAACAACGTATTAAGATTATAATGTTTTTTAATTTCTTTAATAACGTTATATTTCTCCTGCGCCAATGCCGATTCGTTTAATCGCTTACGCATTTGAATAACTGTTTTTAAAAAATATTCCATTTTATCTTTTTTGTCAGTTTTGTATTCAACAATACTATTGTATAACCCTAATTCTTCGGATAATAATTTACCCTTATTAAAATACTCTTTCAATATATCGAAGACTGGGGAATTAGTACGTCCTTCAAGGGCGTCTATCGTTATTTGTCTTAACAATGTCTCGTATATTATTGATGTATTTCGCAATTTTAAATGCTTTAGATTACGCATATTTTTTCTCCTTGATAATATTATTATCATTATCAATTTTTATTCTTACAAATTATTCTTTTAATTTGTGCTATTTAATATAAATATAATTTTCTTCAATTATTTTAACATTATTTTATCTTTTTCGCTTTTTAAAACCTCTTTTATTAAGGCTTTCTCACTTTCTTCTTTTGCATAAGTTAAGGTCGCTTCAAGTCTTTCCAAGAAACCAAATTTATCCTTAATTCTCTTTTCAGTTAATGCTTGATTCTTTTCAATTTTCTCATCGTCTTCCCCAAATACGTCAGCTACGGTTCCCTCTAATGATAAAGCACTGCCACCTTTATACTTGTGAGAAATTACATCTTTGTCATATTTATGTGCGTCTTTCATATCATCTACTCCCAACGTCGTATCAATTTTACTTTTCTTTGCTTTTCTGTTATCGTCACTGCTCGAACTAACATTCTCTTCAACATCATCATCGTCACCGTCCCAACTAAAACCATCATCCTCATTATCTCCACCTTCTGGTTCTGACTTTGCATCTGCCGGATCCGTTCCATTATTTGCAATGGTTTCCATTCTAAACATTCGTTTTTTATCTTTGATAACGCCAGCACGTTCTTTATCGGAATCAATATCATTTAATTTAAAAATTTGCTCATATACAAAATCACTACTTAATAGGTTTGTATCCATCATATCATTTGCCAATGATACTTTGGCATTCCATAATTCAATTTTCATCTCTTCATGTATTACTGAAGGATTTGTTAAACTTAATTCAAAATCTAATAAATCTTTATTTTTATATCCCTGAGAATAAAGGTGAATAATCGCAATCTTTGTTAATTCAGAAACAATAATACTTTGTATTCTTTCAATTGTTCTCGCAAATCTTAAATCTTCGGCGGCAAGTGTGGCTTTTGAATTATGTATGATTACGCCAGCATTTGTTGCAAAATTATGATATTTTTCAATTGTAATATCGCATGTATCTCTTTGTTCATTAAGAAATTCTATGCTAATTACTTTATGGTTTTTAATATTTTTATTTCTTATAAATTTCGGCCATGCAATGTTATTTTTTTTATTAAAATCACAATGATGAATTGCCATGTCTGAACCTTTAATAACGTTTCCATAATGTTCTGGAACAAGTCTATGTACTTCTTTATATTTGCCCGTATTTGGTTGGTAAACGGTAGTATATCCGTATTTTGTTTTATCCAAATATAAAGGCATTAATGATTGATTTTCTATTAAATTTTGTGCCTCAACTCACTCGCCATTTCTTGTTAAGAATTCATGATCTGGAGTGCAATCAATATATTTACTATTATCTAAATTAACTCTAACTAAATTAGCGTTTTTCTTTGTATATCCGGCCCAAGATATTTCGCCAGGAACAATTTCTTTTTCTTCATTAATTGAATATACATAATTTTTAATTCCACCTTCATAATCTTCGATTAATTCTTTAACTGTTTTTACTTCATCATTAATTAATTTAATTTCTGTTTCAGGAACAACACATCCAATTCCCTCTTCGAAAGTTAAGAACGCTTTAGGTATTCTTAATGATGCAAATAATTTTCTTTGTAAGTATTCGATGTCGTCAATAATTGCGTATTCCATTCCACTTAATGTATCGATTTCAGTCCCAGTGTCGCCACCACGAACTGGGAAGAAAAAATCTTCGTTAATATTCATCATATTATATTTAAGGTTATATTCTCCAGTTGCTTGGTCTATAAATGGAGTCCTTCTCATACCATTCATGATGTTTTCCATATGGTCGTCAATCTCGTCAGGTGCTAATGCGCCAACATCTATTTTTATAATTCTTTTTTCAGGTGCTCTTGTTATTCTGTGAATAAGCATAGCATCTTCCATAAGTGTTAATTGTTGCCATATCTTCCTACCACCTTCAAGCATACTTCGACCATATGGGAAGTGAAATACATCGCCTAACAATCTAAAGTGAGCTACTTGAAATTCTTCTAACATATCTTTTTTATCACCAGCTATAACAAATTGTACTAAGTATGGATTGTCTTCGTCAACGCCTTCAAGTCTTTCGACTTCATACGGCGATAATATTTTAATGTTAATAATGCCCAAATCTTTATGAAGTTCTAAATATAAATAACAATCTCCGAATTTAGCCATATTTCTGATTCAGCCTCATAAATTAAATGGGATATTCAAAATGTCATAAAATAAATTTTGTAATATATCTTCTATATTTTTATTATCAGTCGTAATAGATAAGATATCCTCGAACTCATCTCTTGTAGTTGATTCTTCTGCGTAAAGATCAAGTGCCGATGACAATATCGGGTCTCTATCCATTTGCATATAATCATTATATAGCATTTGATGATCAATAGAACCTTGAATTGCTCCACTCGCTTCTTCTAATTTTGCGTATGTTTTCATACGAGAATATTTGCCAGATTCACCATGACGCATTTGAAATCCGTCCGCATCTACAACTTTTACTTTTTTCTTACCAACGTATCTTACAATCACGTTATTAGAGAATAATCTTCTCAACCCTCTATAAAAATTACTTGTTTCTTGTGCCATATTTTAGCCTTCCTTTTATAAGAATTCTCTTAAATTCATTACTTGCCCACTTACTGACGCTTTCCATGGGTCGTCATTATCATTGTCATTATACATTTGCTTTGAAGTTAATTTGCCTGTATATTTTAACATTCTTTTCGTTGATTTAACACTTTCTTGTAATAAAGTAATTGCCGTATCTCTTACGTACAATCCTATTGCCGCTGACAATGTTAAGTCGTCTCGCTTACCACTAATGGCTTCTGCTTTGCCACCCTTTTTATATATAAAAGTTAATAACTCATTTAATAATCTATTTGAGTGTACTATGACAGCCTCTTCTCTAAAAAATCTTTCCATTTTATTTATCATTAATGGTCTTGTTATCATTGTATTACTAAATCCTGGAACTTTATCATCATTTGATTTTAATAAATTTTTTACTCGTTTGCCAATATCAGCTTTTGTTCCTGCTTTGCCAGAATAATATAAATTGCCATATCTTCTATGTAATGCGCCCTCTATGGCCGCATACCCAAGCCCGTTATTTTCTATTACTAATAAAGCACTATTGTATTCGAGTGCTACGTTTACTGTCCAAGTTCCTAAGTCGTACGGGTCAATTAACCCAACATACTCGCCAACTTGTTCGAGTGTTTCTATATCTCAAATATGAAATGCTGACTTGTCTTCTGAGTCACCACGTGAAACGTCAACAGAAACTATATACTTATGATTTGCTTCGGGATATTTTCATATTCAGAATTTTCCGGCATATCTTTTTTCTATTGGGTCACATGCATTCTTTTTTCTATGTGCTTCTATTATTTCCAAATCAATTACTGAATCACCAGAAGTAAGGAAAGAACAATCATTCTCTTGAGACGCCCTCTTCTTGCCTAATTTCTTATCTTCATTGTCTCTGTAAATTTGATCTCTTTCCGGGTGTACGCTTCATGGCAATCTAATGGTATGGAACTCATTATCGCCTGATTCAGCATCAACTCATAAATCGTGAAATTGATTACCAACACCTTTGGGAGTTGATAAAATAATACAATCACCACCAGTTGCCAATGTGTTGCTTGCGGCTGTCCAAATCTCCCTTGCTAAATTTTCTTTTACAATCGCACACTCATCCCAAATTAATAATGATAATGCATCAGAACGACCAGCGTCATCGGTTGCAGATGTAGCTTCAACAGTTGAGCCATTTATGAATGTAAGTTTTGTTTTACTATCTACTGGTAATTTACCGTTTTCATTTTGCACAATTTTTTGCAATCATCTCGGTAAGTTTTTGTAAATAGTTGATATTTTATTAATCATACTATTGGCAACTTTTGCTTTATTTGCTATAATCAATACTGTTTTGTTATCATGGAACATTAATAGTCATGTCGCATAAGCCGAAGTTAAAGTTGAGATGCCTAACTGCCTTGCTTTTAAAATAATGTTATATCGGTATTTTAAAAACTCTTGGATTGCTTTCTCTTGATAATCAAACAAATCAAATTTTATTAAACCTTTTAATGGATGTTGAATTTTGCAATATTTTATCATAAAATATGCTGGGTCTCTTGCGCATCTGCTCATTTCTTTTTTAATAAGCTTTCGCATTTCCATTATTTTAATTTGCTCTTCTGTTGGTGTACTCACAATTACCCCCCTACAACGTTACTAGCAACTCACGAACCTAAAATAATACTTCCTGCACCGAATATATAATACGCTCATTTTTCATATTTTTCTCATCATTTTGGTTTTTGTAATTTATTTATTTCGTTCAATGTTTTAATTTGTCTATCTTTGTAAGACAAAATTAAGGAATCTGTAATGACCAAGGTTTCATAATTCTCTATTTGTATTTTGAATTGACCTATTAACTCATCTTTTATTTCATTTGCTTGCTGTAAGCTATCAACTTTTACAGCCAAGGTTTTTAATTCTTCTTTGGACAACGGATAAAATTCTTTTGATGTGCTATCTATTACTGTCATAATTTCCTGTGCAAATATTGGAAATGTTAAGCATAAAATTAATAATACTGGCATAATCTTTTTCATATTGCTATCCTTTATTTCTTTGATAAATTTTTGAATTTGAATTTACCGAAAAATCTTGTTCTTTTCGCCTTCTTCGTTAAATGTTTCACATAATTTCTAAATATATCATTTACTAACCTAGAGGCCTCATCTCTATCCGCCTCTACGCCTTTGTGCTTAATAAGATTATCAACATTCTCTTCAATGACGGTTATAACACTTTTTATCATTTCATTATCTAATAAGTTATAAAAATCTTTATCACTCAATGCAGATGTTATATTGTCTGCAAAACTTTCCCTTATTACCTCTTCCTTGACCATTATTCTTATTTCTGATTTTTTCATATTATCATCCTTTATTTTATTTTCTTTAAAAATTTAGATAGGTTTTTAACTTCGCTTTTTTCATTTTCTGGCAATTCATTCCAAAATGAATCGTCGCCACTTATAAAATTATAAAAATTATCAAAAATTCTATCCATCGTTTTTGTTATTTTAATTTTCTTAAAAAATTTTGCCAAAACTGGTTTGGTATATCTCACTTCTTGTAAAAATTCAAAATCATCTGAAGTTAAATGTGACAAATCTTTGTCTGGTTTGTTAGGAATTGTATAAATATATATATCCCTGCCAATTGGATTTTCGCCAGCCATATAAGCCAAGGCAGAATACGCTCCTAACATTGCGCCACCAATATATTTCGAGGCAGAAAGCTCTTTCTTTTCGCTTTGAGCTATAACGTTGCCTGTGGTAAACACTAAGTTTCCGTCTTCATCTGTTTCTTCGTAATGACCTTTCGGCTTTAAGCGAACATTATTGCCAACATACTTCATTAAGGCTCTGTAATATTGATTTGTAGAGCCTTCGAAAAGTAATGATTTAAATTTTAATGTGTTCATTATATTTATTTCCCATTGATAAACTCTTTTAAAAAATCTATCGTTTCGTCGATGTCAGTTGTATCGACTTTTGGTTTAATTTCTTTAAGCTCTTTTTCTAACTCAACAATACTTTTGTTAGTTTCGTCTATATCGCCCTCATTGTTTTCCTTTTGTTCTTCAAGCTTTTTTATTTCTTTCTTAATTTCTTTAACTTGTTTTTTCTTTTTCTTTATTAACAAACTATTAATATTTGATTGTGGCAATAATATTATAATTGCCGCAACTATAACGATACCTATCAATATTCGAATCAAAGTTTTTGCTTGTATTTTCATAATTACCTCAATTTATCCAATAACTTTTTTGCTTGCATATAATAATGACTAGCCTGACTGAAATGCTTTTCGGCGGTAGCAAACGCTCTACCTGGTGTAGTATTCTCAAGATTATTTTGCTTAATGTATTCCTTTGCCTTTCGCCTATCTTCGTCAGTTTGTGTCAGTGCTATGGTTAACGGCACCAATACTTTTCCATTATATTTGCCTTCAAAAATAATATCTTTCATTTCGTTTAATTCTTTATCATTAATCATACTTATTACTCCTAAAAAAAATGCGTCTCTAATCAAGGCAAGTGCGTTTTCCGAAGTATGTTTTCTTTAAGTAACTTCATATACGTTTTAACAAGGTTCGGGCGTTCTTTCGCCTTTTTCAATAATTTAGCACGCCCTTCTTTTGTCATTAAAATGTTCCCAATTCTTGTTGTTTTAAAATATCATCAACATTCAGAATGACTTTAGTTTTACCTTTTTCCCATTTGGGCTTTAATTGCTTTACTAACTCATCTTTGGCTCTGTTATTAAACTTTCTAATTCTATAATCTTTAATTAATTGTTTAGCAATTTTTAATGCATCATTTTTATAAGCCTTCCCTGCTATTGCGAATGATATACTCGTAAGTCCCTCATGCATAACGTCCTCCCCTAATTCATCTTTAATAAAATCATCAAGCGATTTATCGTATCAGTTTAATTTAGTATGTCCAAGGTTATCTGGGCCATAGGCAATGGTTTCTTCTTTAATCATTTCTTTAATCATTACTCTAACTTCTGATTTCTTTAACATTTACTATCTCCTAAAATATTTTTTAATTAAACTTTGTCTTTGTCTTTAATATCTGGTTTTACTTTTAAAAGTTTTCCCGATACACCTGCAAGTTTGTCGCCAACATTACCACCAACATAAATGAAAAATATATTTTGTATAAATGTCGCTAACATTGTAAATGTTACAACGTAAATTCCTTCTTTCTTAAGAAACATAAGTCCTATTGCTGTAGCAAGTAATACAGCAAACCCAATAAGCTTTCTACTAAGTCCAATATCAATTACAACGCCATCTTTTAATGATTGTGTTACCTTTGCTCCTACATTACCTAAGGCATAAATTCCATATAATCACATTGCATAACTTGACCATTCCGGAAATGATGCTCTATTTGTCAAGATGAAAAATAATCCAATTGCATATAATACTGCAACTGTAATAACTTTTTTGCTCGTTCATTTTTTGTTTTTGTCCATATTCTTATTCTCCTTGTTTTTGTGCTTTCTTCCAATTTTTTCATTCGCCATAATACTTTGATGATGCCAGTATTAGCCATAGTGTTCCAAAAAATGCTAAATTTTTATAATTCATTGCTTTGCCATTTAAAAGTTTTGCAAATTCCAATCAAACAGAAAGCATACCCATAACTAATGATGATGTGTATACCGTGTCTTTTAATGACATTACATAGTGCTTAAAGTCTTCGGTTAAAGGTTGAATGTCTTCTTTCATTTGCTGAAGTTTATCAATTTCACTTAAACTTTTATAATTGGTATGAAATTTCTTATTGATAATTGTCAATGCAAGCTCTTCGTTGCCAGAACTCGTTATTTCTTTTTTAAAGTCCGCTCAACCTTTGCGTATCATTGAAACAACTTTATTTATTGGTTGTTTCGCTAAATTTTTAAACATTTTTAATAATTCGCCAGTACCTTCGGCTAAAATAATTTCTTCTTTAAGAATATTTCTTACATCGTTATTATTCATTATTCTCTGATTCCTTTTCTTCGTCGTTAAGTTTCTTTTCTATAATATTTAATTGTGCAATATTACCCTCAAGTATTTTACGTTTATTTTCAACGGTAGTTTGGGATACACTTCAAGTTTCTAACTCACCAGTTTCATTACCAACAACTTGAAAACTTTTTGATAAGTTTTCTAATTGCTCTTCTAACATTTTTTTATTATCTCTAATTTGAGACAAAGCATTTGCACGAAGTTTTTTCTCAACATGAGCTTTTCACGTACCTTTTATTCTCATCTTGCCTTCTTCTTCAATCATACAATCTGAACATTTTCCTTCCATGTTTCATGGCTTTTTGTCATAATATTTTTTCATTACCTTGCCACATTCAGGGCATACTAATGGCATTTTATTTTCATCTCTTATCTCTTGCAATATCTTTGATTTCGTACTCATATATCCGCCACGATGCTTTGTCATTTCGGTACCGAATTCTTCCCAAACGTCGCCTTCTTTTTTATCTCTTCTGATGTCAGCAAGCTTTTCATCTTTTGATTTCGTTGCGCCCATGAAATATGATGTTGATTTTTTATGACCATCATCTAATATATTTTGTATTACCTGTGTATTTGTTCTTCTCATTGCTAACCTCTTTCTTTAGTATTTTTCAAACCTAATGTTTTTTTCTTTAATGCATATCTGTTATCTTCTATTTTACTTCATGTACCTTTAATTACAGAATTGCCAGTAGGTTTCCATTCAAATTTCATTAATCTATCAACAACACTATCCTGGCTTGTTCCTTCGCTTTGGTATGCCGAATAGGCTGTGCCCATATTTTTTGCATAGCCATTTATTACGCTGGCACTTACGCCCCTACCTTCCATATTTTCTCTAAACTTATCTCTTTCAATGCATAGCTCTGGAGTTATCTCTAAATAAACAATTGTAGTATTAAATCCTTCCGCTTTGGCGTCTGTTAATCTGTCTAATATTTTTTTATGTTTGGCCGCAACTGTATCAATTATTAAAATATTACCCGCTTCTATAACTTTTGTTTGTCATAATTGCTTATCAATTACTTTCGCTAAATCTCTAATATCGAAATACGTTGCATAAAAAAGTTTATAAAATACTTTAAAATAATTTTTAATACCTTTACTTTCGTTTGCCATCCACCATTCGTAAGTTATTGGTATAACACGCTCCTTGAATTTATTATCAACATACGTCGTATCAGCTTTAAACTTTAATATATCAATCTTATCTTTAACGTTTTTCTTTAGCCAAGCAAAGTGATCAACCGCTGTTTGATATTGTAGTCTTCTAACTTGGTTATCTGAGTTTATTACCTTATACCTTTTAAAGGCTGGCAATATTTTGTGTAAATCATTATTAATAAACGTACTTTTCCCTGATGCTGGTAAACCCATCAATACCAAACATTGCTTTTTTAAATCATCCTTAAACTCAAATAAAAAATTATCTACCAATTCAATAAATTTAACATTCATTACAATCTCCTTAATATTCACCGAAGTGATTAATCCACACTCTTTCTAATTGCCTAACAACATCTACTGAAATCGTCACGCCATTATATTTTATCGTACGTTTCTTTGAGTCGTAATCGCTTAATTTTACTTTCCCAGCTACCGATTTAGTTTCTGTCTTTGTAATTGTATCTAAGCTCATTATTAAATACTTAATTGAGCCTTTATCTATTTCTACATTTTTATTTTGCTTTCACACTACAAGTTTATCACGTTTTGGGAAAACATCAAAATCATCCTTAAATGATGAAAATTTAGTTTTTTTTATTTTTCCTGCCATAATATTTCTCACCTCTTCTATTACAAATTTGCGAAAATCTTTTTTATTCATTACTATTCCTTTCTGCAATCTAAATCTGTGAAATCAACATTCTTATAAATCTCTTTAAGACTTTCCGATAATTCAACAATGCTTTGTGCGTTTTTATTATTGCCACAAATGTTTAGTTTATCAGCCAATTTGTATAAACTTGTTTGTGCTTGTTGATAAATCTTTGATGCCATGTAAGCGTCTTCGCTTTTATATCCACCACCAACAAATTCTTCTAATCCTCTCATCACTTCACCTTCTGGTGTAACCATAAAGTTTCTCCTATTTTAATTGTAATCCTTCTATTTCTAATAACTCATCAACAACACGTTCCTCTAAAGGTTTCGTTTCCTTACCACCTTGAATTCCGTCTTCCGTACCCTTAATAGTTTTCGTTGTATCTATCGCTCTTTTCTTTTCTTCAGTATCAATTTTATGTACAAATGTAAATCCAGTTATAAGAGCAACATTCTTAATTCATTTTCTCCAAGCATTGTACGCCTTTGTGCCTTTCCAGTCTACGCAACTTGTTGGAGTTGCTTTGCCTGGCACGCCTGCTGGGAAGAACGTATTTGCAATCGCATCCCCATAATCATCAGAATTCTTATAATTTTTGGCAACACCAGTTACTAAATAATCAATTATTTTCATACCGCCCTTCTCTGCTACCTTTTTTACTTCTTTGGAATAATGCCTATAATTGACATACCAAGTTGCGGGGCCATCATCTGCATCGGTTCCATTAATTGGGCTTGCCGTTACTTCTTTTAACAATTCCTTGCCTTCGCCTAAATCATCTAAAAATGTATCCATTAATCCAACAGCGTCTTCTTTAAATAAATAGTCATTAATTATATTTTTTATCTGATTTTCGCTCAATTTATTGCTTTCTTGAAATTTATATTTAGTCATTAACCATTTATACTCAGCAGTTGTCATTCCTTTGGGAAGTTTTAACGTTTTTATTCAAGCTGGGTCGCTTGAAAACTCTCTTCTACCTTTAATATGTGCTAGTTTTTTTAATAACGGTGCGCTCTCACTTTTTTTAAATGAAGATAGTGGAACTAATTTTGCGTCTGGATGATCACCCAAGCCGCTAGACCCTAACGTGCCTGAAATAGATTTGCTGTATATTTCAATTTGCCAAGATTTGTCTTTCTCAAAATCTATTTTAAGTTTTGCACCAACTAATCTAAGCATATCTCACAACTCATCCTTTGTTTTTGGATAATTTCAAAATGATATTACTTTATGTTTTCTTCAAATGCGACCACCGTACTTATACGATCGATCATGTGGCTTACCTGGTTTCGAAACCCATACGGTTCAATTTTGCAAACCATTTCCATCAATACCAAACGAAATTGTTTCTGACGTTCCGGAATGTAATATACCACCTTTATATTTAACTTCATCAGGATGTTCTATTAATGTGAATTTATCTAATTCTTTATCTGATATTTCTAATGCTTCTTGGAATTTATATTTAGTCATTAAGTATTTTGCTTCTGCGGTACTCATACCTTTAGGAAGTTTTGTGTTCTTAGACCACCCGCCACCACCTTTTTTAAATAATGGCGATAGTATGTGCAATTTCGCTAATTCTGATTTTGTTCTTTTACTACTTCCTGCATAATCTTTTGTTGGAATCAAGACGCCATATTTATTTCAATGTATATCATCAAATATTCCAGGTTTGCCGTTTGGCAATGGAAGTATTTCAACCTCCCAATCTTTGCCTAATATATTTTTTTTAATATATTTATGGTTGCCTAATTCTTTCATTAATTTATTAAATTTGTTTATTGGTGGGTATTTCCAAAATGAAATGACTTTTTTATTTATTCATATACGGCCGGAATAGGCCATAGCAACCCTACCATCTTTGGAGTCCGGCGTCAAATCATCGTGGCTTTCACTTCTGCCTTTGCCAACAAGTAATTCGCCATAAAGTCATCCAAAAGCTCTTCCGTCTGAATCTGTAAACGAGGCTTGGTTAGTTACATAATCTGGGTTTTCATTTAATACAATCTCACTTAATTCTTCATCTGATACTTCAAATCCTTCTTGATATTTATATTTTGTTCTAAGCCAATTGTATTCTGCTTGAGACATTCCTTTGGGAAGTTTCTTTGTGCTTACAGGCTTGCCAATAACTAACTTTTTTAATTCTGGGTCTAAATGAATTTTTCGTCTTGCTTTGGCACTTCATTTTTTTTCATAATACTCATTTTCTCTTCCAAAATATTCTAATGGAATTAAATTAGGTTTGTCGCCTTCTCATGTAGGTAATTCAATCTTTCATCCATTATTTCATATTTTAATTCCACGATTTTTTTCTAAATCTTTAATTAATTTTGGTAATAATTTTTCACTTGGGTAATCTCAGAATGAAATTATTTTTGTTTTAATTCACATTCTGCCAGAAGATGAATAATTGTCCCGAGTAATTTTTTTCTTTGGGTATTGTGCTTTTAAACCTAATCATCCCTTGCCATTTCACGAAGTATCTCCGTAATCATGGTTGCTCCCGGCTTGCCCTATCCAAAGAAATCCATGATTAATTGACCATCCGAATGGATAAGCCTCAGTTGTTTTCCAATTAACTGAAGGCGTACCGCTTGTTGATTTTATCTCATCAGGTGTTTCTTTCAATACACTTTCTTGAAATTTATATTTAGTCATTAGGTATCTTGCTTCTACTTCACTCATTCCTTTTGGTAATTTCATATGTTTTAAAGCTTTAGGGTTTATAGTGCCTTTTTTAAACAAAGGTGACAGCGTATGCAATTTTGATAACTCTTTTGTTGTTCTCGCATTGCTACCAGTATAATCTTTTGTTGGAATTAATATAATATTCTTATTTCTGTTTGTCCAGTCACCATCATATTGTATTGGTTTGCCATCTTTTCCTGGAACTATTTCAATTTTTCAATCTTTACCAAGTAAATTTTGCTTAACATACTTGTGGTTGCCTAATTGTTTCATTAATTTAACATACTTACTTTGGTCTGGATATGACCAAAATGAAATCACTTTTCTTTTAAGCCAAAGACGACCTGCATAGGTATAATCTTCTCTATATAAATGAGTATGCATGGTAAACCCATCCTGAACTTCATCTGGCAAATAATTTCGTAAATGACTGTGAAATGTGTCACCATCTGGACCAACTGACAAATAACCATTATATCATCCAAATGACCTTGCGTCATTACTATTCCATTTTAGCTCTTTTTCTTCAGCATTCATTCTGTCGGGGTTTTCGGTTATTATATCTTCAGTATATTTGTATCTTGTTTTCTTAGCATTATATTCGGCATCGGACATTCCTTTCGACAATTTTCTATTTCTTTTCCATATAGTGTTGCCAGTTTTAAGTAAAGGAGATAACATATGTTGCTTTGCTTTGTCTGACATCTTTCTTTCATCGCCCCTTATATAATCATTAATCGGCACAATTAGGTTGCCAGAATAATCATATTTTCAATTTGGCTTTACTTGGCTTGGTTTAACTTTGTATTTATTAATCTCAATCATCCATGTATTATCTATGTGAATATCTTTTTGTTTGTTTAAGTCTTTGATAAGTTGCTTAAATTTACTTTTATCGGGATATACTCATAATGATATAATTTTACTATTCTTCCATAATCTACCTGGGCAATTGTCGGCAGTTCTTCCACCAAAATTTAAGAAAATTGTTGGGAAATCTGCATCGTTTTGCGTAATGTATTTATCAAGTATGTCTGTATGTGTTTCGAAATCATTTGAAATATATAATACTTTATCAATATACATAAATGCTACCGCATCCTTGCTAGTTCACGTAAGCCTTTTCCCGTCAATTAATTTTACAACATCTGGGTCCTCAGTTAATAATGCACTTACATCTTCTGACAATTCATTTAATATATTATCTGTTAATTTATTTATGGTCTTCATTTAATACTCACACCTTCCTAATATCTGGGAAATTACTTTTCCCGTATTATATTTTTCCTCTACCAATTTTTCATCCAATGTTTGAATGTCTTTTATATTCATACTCATAAATCATTTTTCTTTTTTTGTCTAAAGGATTATGAATATGTATTTTTTTATATTTATCTTTACCAATTCCCAATTTTCAACCATTTGATTTATATTCATTTCATTCATTTTCTTTAATTGTTTTTCGCAAACCTACCTTGTCATTGTATATATTAATTTTTTTGAAATATCTTCCCAAAGCTCAATTTTTATTTTTTGAATATTTGTTTTTTCATTCATATTCGTATACCATTTTTTTCTGTAATGTTTCTTTATTGAAAATATGAATTCTATCCAATACAATAGGCTTATATTTATTTTTATAGCCTTTGTCTGTAATTTTTATTCTAAATTTATTTCCATTGTCATCAATAACTAATGCTGTTCCTATCAATTTTTTTCTTCTCTTTTCTATGCTTTCTTTCGATGGATTTCGAGAATAATTTATAAATCTTTTAACTTCACCGCTTTTTAGTCTTTCATCGTTTACTTTCATTAAAAAGGTATTTCCATTTTTATCTTTTACAGGAACTTTGCCCTTTCTAACTTTAGATAAATTTTCTTTTCACTCTTTAGTAAATTTTATTTTTCTTCCCTGGTTACTAATTGAAATTTTTCTTTTAGTTTCTTTTGAAAGTTTTTTGCCTTTATTTATATGTTCTCATTCATTAGAAATCACTTTTTTATGTTTAGTAGAAACATAATGCCTATTTCCGGACTTATCTATATAACAACCCTTACCTGCATTATGTTTTCATCCACCTCATCCGCCATCGCAAATATTATAAGTGTCATTTCTTTTAATAAAATTTTCAGTAACAATTATAGATTCATATTCATATGCCTCATTTGCCATTTCAAAAAATTTATCAATTTTAAGAATAAAATTTTCATTTCCATATTTTTTTATAGCCCTTTGTAATAACTTTCCTGAGCCAATATATCCATCACTTAAATTATTAGTGCTATGAACGCCATAATATATTTTATTATTAATGAGATTTGTTGTATAATATGTAAAATGATATTTTTTCTTATTTTTACATTTAGTAGCCATTTATATTTTCTCCAAATTTATTTTTATAATTCTAAATATTTATTATTACTATTATCTATATTTCAAACTTTAATTATATTAGGAAAATTTTTTTTCCCATATATGTCATGAAATTTTCTATGACACTTTGCGCAAAGTGTAATTGAATTCATCATCTCAAATCTTCATTTCTTATGTTTCTTAAATCCTAAAATATGATGGGCGTTTATTCTACCACCACGCTTACCACACTTTTGACATGTCGCTTTATCACGTATAAATATAGCCTTACGCCACTGCTTATACTTTTCCGAATGACGCTGTATAATGGCCTCATCAACAATTTTATGTTTGATGATTTTATTTTTTAGAGCAAACTTTCCGTTAGCGTTTTTTCCTTCCCTAAGAATTTTCCCTATTTTCTCAAACACTTCCATTTGTCATTACTTATCTGCGCCAATGTCTACTTTGTATTTCTTCGCATTTTTTATCCATTGTTTTGCAATTGAATTTTTTACTGGCGATCCCGCTCATTTATTAATTGCTTTATGAGCGTTAGCCGGTAATTCTAATTTACCACTTTCCATTTTTGCATTATTTTCAACTTCTAAAAAATTTGCGCCAAATAAATTCTTAAAATATCCTAAGTTTTCTTGCACTTGATGCCACATGTCATTCACCATAGCGTGTTTAAGTTTTCTTTTCCTCAATAGATTACGTTCTAATGCTTTTTCTAAAGTTGTATTTACAAAAACCATATGTGTATCATATCCCATTTCTTCTAATTGGGTTTTAAGTCCTAAAACCCTTTGCCTGTTTCTTGCTGTAATATCAATAAGCATGCCAATCCTGCCATCTAAATAATGTTTGTATCTTATTGCGGCCTTTAACTTTGCCCTGCTATAAATTGATTCGGGATTTTCAGTTGCATAAATTTGTCAATTTTCTTCATCGTTAAGTGATGTTAAATCGGCACTTATTCCAGCCTTTTTAAGCATATGTTCAAATTCTCTATCTGAATTAAATACTTTTAATCCATGGGGGGAGAATGAAAGTTTTCTTGGTATTCCAAAAAGTTCGCCTGCTACGGTAGTTTTTCCCGAGTTATGAACATTTATTTCTGACTTGCCAACAAAATAATTATGATTATTTGATACTTTCAAATCATAAACATATTTCTTATTATAATTTGTAATTCTATTAACAGATTTTACTTTTGCACTATTTTTTGTATATAGCAATATATCACTCTTTTCTGTTAAATTTTGTGCCTCAATCCAAGAGCCATCTTTTAATTTAATCTTATGGTCTGGTGTGCAAACAATTTTTTCATTATTTTCAAGTATAATTTCAATCATTTCGTTTTTTGCAAAATAAGAAAATATCTTTTCAACCCTTTCCAATACTCTATTGTTATTATTGTCGATTGTTCATATTGAGTCTCCACACTTTACATCTAATATTTTTTTATATCCAATATCAGTTTTAATAAGCGTATCTTCATCAAAACAACCAGGTCCGCCGCCCATAAATATTGCCTTAAAAATGCCTGGGTCATTCACGCCTTCTGTTATCAATGGCAAAAATTCTACTAATCTCATTATTATGCTCCTTTACCAAATACTTTTTTAATTGTTAATAATATTATTAAAAATGATTGAGTAATACCAACCATCCAGGAAATTGTTCCTTTCCAATCAAATTCTTTTTTTACTTCAAAACTTTCTTCGGCTATTTCTGGCGAACTATCACTTGTCATAACTGACATTACTGATTGCTCTTTCTCAATTGTTAATGCATTAATAAGCGATGGACCCCATAGTGCTGTAAGTAAAATAAATCCCAAAAGTACAATTCCAATAAATATTTTACCTGTAGATTTGGTAACTTTCTTATCTACTATTTCTGCAAATTGCATATTCTATCTCCTAAAATTCGGACTCCAATTTCATCTTACCCACTTCATCTTTTGTAAGTAATCTTCATTTACTTTTTTTAATTAATCCAGATTTAACTTTTTTAACACTTAATATTTCATTTCTATTTATGCCAAATGGAGTATATGATATGTGAATTCAAGCACCATATTCTCAAATACATTGGTCAAATTCTAATCCACTTTTGCAAACAATTCATTTGAACGCATCAAACAATGACGCTCCCCATATATTGAAATCTGCGGCCTGTCCTTTCATATGTTGTGATTTCTTGGCACTTCCACCAATTGCTTTATTTAATCTTAAACTTCTAAATCCACTTGAAACCATTAGTAAGGCTTTCTCATATATATCCTTACGAACGCCTGAGCGAATTGGTTCTAATAAATTAATACATAATGATTTCATATTTTTAACTTGCTCTTCATTTGGAATATTTTGAATACCCTTTCTTGATGCTGTTTGGCTATCTAAAAATTCCTTTAATGTAAAATGTGCTGATAGTTTGCTATAAATTGACATTCCTAACACTTTTAATTTACCCATTTTTACTTTCATACTAAACTCCTAATAACTTATTCTATCTATAAATATCATTATTTGATAAAATTTTTCATAAATTTTGCAAACAATAGCGCATCCCTATTGGGATGTAAAATATTATTAGGCTGGTAGTTTCCAAGAAGAACTCTGAATATCAACTCAAGCATATGTCGTACCTGATGTTTTCATACATATTTGTAATTGCGACGTTCCCGCCGCAACATCTCCTGTTTCTCAATATCTTAATGTCCCTGCATTATCTGCATTAGCAGTGGCTGTGACATCTAATGTTCCTATT